TTGATCGTTTTACGTGTGATGGGTTCTGATTTTTCTAAAGCCGAAAGCCAGTCCTTGCAGATTCGGTCCAACGCTGGAGCAAATTTATCGTAAATGACCGTTTCTTCATTTGAAGTATTCATTTAATTTGAAACGGGTAAAAGGCGGTTACAGGGGCGATCAAAGCTCATACGAATTGCTACGCCTGGTTTACCATTGCGTCGCTTGGCTTGGATTAGCTGCACGATGATTGTATCCGGCAGTTCAACACCAGCCGGTACAGAGTCTAAAAATTGCTGGTCGTCTGCAATGAACCAAACACCGTTTGAATCCTGTTCGATAGATCCAGACTCGCGAAGGTCTGAAAGCATCGGCGGGCGTGGCTTTCCATTCTTTTCGATTTCTCGGTTAAGCTGGCAAAGCATGAATACCGGACATTTCAGCGTTGCGGCAAGGCGTTTTAGTCTGCGCGTCATTCCGGCAATCTGCTGTTCACGCGGGGCGCGTGTGTCATCTGGCGTGATTAGGCCGATGTAATCGACAACCACGGCAGAGATTCCGCCCTGCAAGGCCGCGAGCGCTCGGCACCTAGCCTCAATCGCCGAAATGGTATGAACCTCCGCATCGTCATAAAGCATGATCTTATCTTTCAGCTTCTCGATTTTGTCGGCTTCCTCACAAGCTGCCTTTAGATTCGATTTAACGGGCTTTGCCATCTGGATGGCTACCCAGCGCCCAATAATCTCAGAGCTGCCCATTTCGGCACTAAAGACGGCAGTTCTCATGCCTTTCATGGCGATGCTTAACGCAATTTGTAGCGCAACGGCTGACTTTCCGCAACCAGTACGGGCTGCAATCGTGATAAGTTCGCCACACTTTGGCGCTCCGAAAAATCGGTCAACCGATGGCCAACCGGTTGAAATTGTCGTTACTGAGTTTGGATTTGTGATTTGCTCTTTGAACTCGGCTACCATCTGCGGTAGGTTGCGACGTTGAGAGTTTACGCTGACATTGTATGCCTGCTCGACGTGTGAAGAAATCTTGGCCCAATACTCGCCAAAGTCTGCCGAGTGTTCACAAGCCGCTTCTTTTGCCTTGGTCAAAGCCGCTTCGATGAGCCTCATTTTATGGAAAGCGATTACGCGCTCAACGTGCGTTTTAAGATACGCGCTGGTCGATGCGTGCACCATGCGCGAATAAAGCGCCGTGCGATCAAGCTCTGGATGGAGAAGTGCAATGCTTTCAGGCGAGGTATCTGGCGCTCCAGTTGCAGCATCGCCTAAAGCAATCCAGAGGGTTCGGCTTTTTGCGTCTGTGAATAACGCTGCCGTTACGCCTTCGGACGCTGCCGTGAAGTAATGCTCTCGATCCTGCATTGCGCAGGAAATTAAGTAGTTTTCAGATTCTAAAATGTCGGGCTTCATTGTACGACGGTATAAGGTCGAATCGCTGGTTGCTGATCATTCCTTGAAAATCCATTGATCTGGTATTCGTTTGCCTTCCAGGTTCTAACTGCGGCCTTCCAATCTCTCATTTTATTCTTTCCGACTGCCCAGCCCTTTTGCGCATAAGTATCGCACCAAGCTTGGCCGTTTATAGGATAACCAATTTCTTTTGAATAGGACTCGACTTCAAATGGAGTTGGAGGTGTGAAAGGCTTTCTCTTTTCCGTTTCTGTTTCCTTGTCTTTATCCTTATCCTTTTCTTGTACCCTTTCAAAGGGTAACGATAGGGTTTCGATAGGGTTTCCAGAAACACCCAAAGAAGGCAGTCCATTTACTACCACATCTATATCTAAGCCATGTCTTTGAATACAATCGAAAACCGGCTTATGCGGCTTGCAGTCTATGTTAAGCGATCCGTACTGAAACTTTACAAACTTCAAGATTCGCCATTTTCCAGATTTCAGCATTTCAACCCTGTCCTGAAAGGCTATCAAAGCCTTACCCATATCCATTGAATGCCCTATAAAGTAAGCTGCCGTTTCAAAATCAGGCTCCCATACGCCCGACTGATCGCAGTTGTCGCAAAGATACTGCCAAAAGCATTTCAACTCTGGAGAGAGTTTTCGAAACCAAGGGTCTCGCCATTTCTCTGTTTCTGTAAAGCGTTTCATTTGAAAATAAAAACCCCGCCTCTCTCGAAAAGTGATGGGGCCACAAGCGCGGGCCGATTCGAGAAAGACGGGGAAAGTTTCATTGCTTGTTAGAACATTGCTGGGTCACCCATCACGGCGATTCCAACGGGGGGAAGGTAGAACTATTTCGCGAAGCGTGTCAAGTTCCTTCTGCCAAGTTCACGGTGGTCTGAGCGATGAACTCTTGGTCATCAATAAATAGTCTAGCCGTGGCCATATCTTCGCGTGATATTGATGGACTCCACTGAGGAATTGTTTCTCTCGGCTTGCAAATAATGCGTACCTCGCATTCTAAGTCGTAGACATTGGCGAGCTGGTGCGGGTCGCGAAGCCTAGCAGTGCGGTTGTGTACGCAGTTGCCGAGCCTCTGGTTTGCTCCTTGCGAGAGCCGGTTGGCGGTGAGCGGGTTCATGGGTTTATTCTTTGGATTTTAGTTCGTTTATGCGTGCTAGCTTTTCGGTGAATGATTCCTTGAATGCTTCGACAGCGGCATGAATCTTGGACTGGATAGCCTCGTCGCGTTCGACGCGGATAATCAGCTTCGGGAACTGGCGCGAGTAGGAAACAAATTCCCACCATTTGCGCTGTGTGACATAAAGACAGAAGTGAACTTGAGGCAAATACTGGGAAGGAACAACGCCGTCTAGTAGGTATTTCAAATGCGTCTGCGGTAGCGGATTCTTAACTTCGATTCCGCCATCCTCGCCAATCAAACCATCGGGCGAAGCCCCGACCATTCCATCGTCGGTTGTGCAGAAGCCAACGCGAGTAATTTTAACACCGTATGTAAATTCATACCACGGTAAAGTCTGTGCCTCAAGAAGCGTTCCGTTATTCATAGCGAACGTGCCTACCTGCTCAAGATTCAACGGCTGTCCTAATAGGCGCTCTGTGACTTTACCGATGATGTATTTCTCGGGCCGTTCACCTGTTCGCATTTTGAATTCAGGCGTAACGATCTCGTCAAACTCTGATGCCGTGAGTAATCCGGCGCGTGCAAAAAGCCAAGAACTGGAGCCTTGAGGGTGATCTATGATCTTCATTTGACAGTCCTTTTCTTGTCCAGCGCACGAAAAAGAAGATCATATTTCCCAGACATGATTTCCTCATACTTTGACGCCTGAGCGAACCGCAAGAATGCCGCTTCGTCGCTGCGCGTTTCCTTCACCATCTCGCGCAATGTTTCAGCCTGTTCCCACGAGATTGGAGAACCTTCGATGCTAGCGTCATTCTCTTCGTCTTGCAGCGCGTCTTGGCGGACAACGATGTTTAAGCAGTTAAGCAGCGCGTTGCGCTTGGCGGTAGTTGCGGCCTTACAGTCGGCTTGCGTGTCGCTGTCGGCCTTGCCGGATCGCACGGCGAACGAGTTGCTTTGCGAATGCCCTTGTGCGTGGCGAAGGTGGCAAGTCTCAAGGATGCGATTCTCTTTGAAGTCCATCGAAAAGCTGACGGTGAATCCGTGCTTAACAAGCAAGGGTCCGACAACCTTCATAACGTCCTCGAACTTCTCATACTTTCCCCGGTTGGGAATGACTGAGCTTGCGACGATTACCGGCAAGTCGCTCTGCAGTGCGCAGAAAGCGGCGTTAAAGGCGATTTCAGCCTGTTTCTCTTGCTGGCGCTCATAGAGTGCCATCATACGCTCTACGACGGCCATATTTTCAGGGGAAACGCCTCTTTCTACGATTGTAGATAGCATCTTAGCAAGCGGCAGTTCGCCGTATGGCTTATCGGTTACGGCGAGCGGGCCGGTTTCGGCTAGTGATAGTTGGTCGGTTTTCATAGGTTATTTATTATTAGATTTCGTTGGCCGATTGTCTTTAACGATGGTCGCGTATCCTCCGACGCGGCCAATAAGGCCTTCGAAAAATTCCCAGATCTCGTTGACCGTGCCACCACAGATCTCGTTGACCGTGCCACCACAGATAACATTTAGCACCATCGAGTGCGCGGATGAAATCTTAGCCGTTGGCGCGATTACGAACTGACCGCCAATCAGTAACTCGACATCGCCCAAAACGATAATCGACTTGATGTAGTCGCGCATACGCTCGGTAACCAGTTCCTTGATTTCATCGGTAAACCAGTCGGGCGTGCGTTCTTCGTCGATGCGCAGCTTATAGGTTTCGGGTAGATATGCTTTATCTAGCGATTCAGGCGTGAACTCGACACGCGCAAAATAAAGGCGCGCCTTGGCTGAATCGTTGAGCTTGAAAATAGTGCAGAGTTCGGAATGCGATTCCGTCCACGGTGACATGAGCAGGCGAAAACCGCCTTTGCATTTTTCGTCTTGAACGACGATAGCTGATTTGAATTGGCACATAGATTTTTGAAGTTACTTGACCTTGAGGTTAATGGTTGTACTTAGAGAGTTCTCTAGGTTGCCTGATGTCTTTTTGACACGGCGATAGGCTGGATTACGCGAGGGCGTAGTGTGGTAACTACGCTCTCAGCGTCCACGGATACGGCTGATATTACGACCTGCATCCCAGGTTGCCAGCCGACCGACTTAAGCACGCCTACGATCATGGCGAGGATGTGCCCCCGGTTGATCTTGCTGGCGCGTTTCTTCGACTGGAGCTTGATCACCCAAGCGTCGATCTGTTCAAGCGTCGTCGCGGTGATCGAGAAGCCGACGCCTTGCTTAAGGTCTTTGTATTTTTTCATGGCAGTTCCGGTAGATATTTCCGCACGATGTCGGCGCATTCTTTTTGTGCCTTGATTCGTGCGTCGGATGCGTAGGCGGCGTAGGCGGATGCGGAGGCGTAGGCGGCTGAGGCGGCTGAGGCGGCTGAGGCGGATGCGTAGGCGGAGGCGTAGGCGGCTGAGGCGGAGGCGGAGGCGTAGGCGGAGGCGTAGGCGGCTGAGGCGGAGGCGTAGGCGGAGGCGTAGGCGGCTGAGGCGGAGGCGTAGGCGGAGGCGGAGGCGTAGGCGGAG